GAATTATTAACAAGAAGTTTAATATTAACAGCAGGAGAAATTATAAATTGCACAGCTTCTCATGCAAACAAATTAAGTGTAATTATGAGCATCGTTGAATATGGAAAAGGCGACTAATATTGTAGCGAAAGCTAGCAAACAGCAAGATTCCTATACATTAAAGAGTATTGAATATAAAATAGGACATAAAATATAAAAAACAGGAGTATATTTTAATGGGTTCATCTGTAGTAAAAATAGGACAAAACATTACAGAAAAAGAAATTTCTAGTTTTTTACAAGAAAAAGAAAATAAATTAAAGTTTCGGAACAAAGTAAAAGAGTTTGAAGCGGCATTAAGCGATTTTTCTACAAAAACAGACCAAGACAAAAATCTTGCGGCTATCCAAGGTTATGAAGAAGGATATGTCACACACGATTTTACAGATGGACAATATATTAGATCGATTACAATGCCAGAAGGGTTGGTTGTAGCAACTAAAATTCATGCTAAAAATCACCCATTCTTTGTTATGAAAGGTAAATGCTCTGTTTTTACTGAAAATGGTATGGAAACTATAGAAGCTCCATATCAAGGAATTACTTATTCAGGTACAAAAAGGTTATTATATATTCACGAAGAATGTATTTGGACAACAGTTCACCGTACTGATAAGTTAAATGTAGAAGATGTAGAAGAAGAAGTTATCGCAAAAAACTTTGAAGAAAAAGAATTTTTAACGATTGATACTAAACAAATAGATAATTTAATTGAACAAATAAGGAATAAAGAATGAGTTTTGCAACCACAGCAGCAGTAATTGGAAGCGCAGCAGCAGCTAAATCATTGCTTGATCCAGGCACAGGCAAACAAACTGTTTCGCAAACAATCGATCCAGCACAAATGGCTTTGTATGAAGATTTGTACGGCAGAGCCAAAGGCATAGCCGCACAGCCTTTTGTACCTTACACAGGGTTAAGAGTTGCAGGTTTTTCTCCAGATCAACTTAGAGCATTTGAAGCAACCCGTGGTTTATTTGAAACAGGGATGCAATATGATCCTCTAACTGATATTAGAGGTATAGCTGAAGCTCCAATACCAAGTTTATTAAGTACAGATATTTCGGCTTATCAATCACCATTCCAACAACAAGTCATAGATACAACTATGGCGGATATTCAAAGACAGGCTGATATTGCAAGACAAAAAGCACAAGATGTTGCAATAGGAGCAGGTGCTTTTGGTGGTTCACGATCAGCTATTTTAGAAGCAGAATCACAAAGACCGTTTGCAGATGTTATGGCAAGAACAGCCGCAGGTTTAAGACAAACAGGATTTGAACAAGCACAAAGAGCAGCTGAGTCTGATATTGCTAGACAATTAGCAGGCAGAGAGTTTCGTGCTGGTTTACTAGGTGGTATTAGCGCAGAACAACAAAGAAGATTAGGTATGTTGGGCGGTATCGGTACTCAACAACAAGCTCTACAACAAAGAGCCTTGGATATTCCTTATCAAGAATTCCAAAGAGCATTGGCATATCCACAACAACAACTTGGTTTATTAGCTCAAGGTGTTAGCGCACAACCGCAACTCACAGGCAAAACATCTGCATATCAACCATCTAGTTTAGAAGGTGTCACTAGCGCACTTAATATTTTAAGCCAACCATTTATGCAATCTGGTTTCCAAAATATATTTAGTGGCGGTGGCTCTGGTGGTGGCGGTAGCACCCCAATGAGGTCAGCATAATGGCAGAAGCAATGCAAGGACTAAGACAGTTAGCCGATGTTTTAAACGTTGAAACAGCAAGACTATCTGGTGATCCACAAAGATTACAGTTAGCTCTTGGTGAATCTCAAAGTAGAAAACTTCAAGAGGTAAACAATTTAATTGATGCTGAGATTGATAAATTAGATATGCCTGAATCTCAAAAAAGACTTTTAAAAGCACTTTCACCACAACAAAAATATCAAGCTATTTATGGTGAGGAAAAGAAAAAAACGGTAGCTGATTACAAAGCCTATCTTGCTGAGAAAAAATTAAAAGGAATACCATTCACACCACAAGACAAGGCATTAGAAAACTATCTAACAAAAACCGATCCAATAGATCAGCTTACAGATGTGATAGTTCAACAACAACTTGCAGGTTTAGGTATTGGTGGTGGTGTTGGCAGCACCCCTGATCCAAGTGGTTTAGCTGAATTTCCAAGTTTAGAAGCAGCAAAAAAAGCAGGATTAAAAACTGGCGATCAGTTTCGTGGGACAGACGGTAATGTATATAGACTTCCATAAAAAATGAAATGGCAGAAACTAATCAAACCAACCCATTTGAAGGAGCAATAAAAGTAACACAAGATCCTTACGCTGGAGCAATCCCTGTAAGTGAAAATCCCTTTGCTGGAGCAATACCAGTAACACCATCACAAGAACCCGAAGAAGAAAAAGTTTCTTTGCTTGGCGATCTTAAAAACATAGTATTAAAAGCTGGAGAACAAGTAACTCGTGGCACGCTTGATTTTTATGGGTTTACACAAAAGTTTACTCCACAACAAATTGGTCAAGTTATAGGTCAATCAATACAAGAGGGTGATACTGATGCAACAAAAATTCTTGGTAAAGTTTTAGAAGATAAAAACATTTATCAATATGTTGCATCCGCAGTACCACAAGTAGCAGAGCCTCAATACAGGCCAGATATAGGTTTGCCTGAAAAAACTGTAAAAATAGGAGAAAAAGAAATACCTCTTGGTTTTAAAGATGTTCCCGTTGGTGAGTTAGCGGCAGACTTGTTAGGTTTTGCTGGTGCTTATGGAAGCCTTGCAAGAGGCGTTACAACAACGGGTGCAAAGACATTACCAGAGATGGTCAAGCAAGGCGGTAAAGTTTTAGGTCTTGGTGCGGTAGCAGAACAAGTAGCTTTTTCACCGTACGAGCAAAGAATATCTAATGTATTACAAGAAATGATACCAAATCCATTTTTTGAATTTTTACAAGCCGATCCAGATGATGATGAGGCTACTGCTAGATTTAAAATGGCTCTTGAAGGTGGAATTGTTGGTGTTCCAATAGAAACTTTATTTAGGGTTGCTGGAAAAATTAGAGCAGCTAAAAAAGTAGATGAACAGCCTGATGTTGAGGTTCCAGATGAACAAGCTATTGTTAAATCGGATGATGTTGATACTCCAACAAAAACAGAAACAGTACAAGCAGGCCCTTATGCTGGTGCAAAAGTTGAAAGAATTATGTCAGTTGCAGAGGCTTCAGCACAAAAAGAATCTGAAAAAATTATTAAAAAGAAAAATCCATTCAAACTTGATGAAGCCACAGGAATTACGACTGCAAAAATAAAAAATAAAGAAGTACAAATACAAGCAAATGAAGAGGGTAGATTTGATTTATTGCAACAAGACACAAGAACAGACAAAGAAGTCAATGATGCTTTAGAGCAATTATTTTTAAGATCAGATATTACTGAGGCACAATCTAAAGAAGCCGCTAAAAGACTTAAAGAAGAAAAAATATTTAGACCGCTAGAAAGTTTTGATACTTTAGAACAAGCAAAGGTCAATGCTTTTAGAATACTAGATCCAAATAGATTGCCTAAACAACTTAGGCCTACAAAAGAACCGTCTATGAGGTATGCCAGGGATTACTTGGTAGGAGCTATTAATCCAAACTCCAAAGACATGGGTGAGTTTTTACAGGCATTAGAAGGCAGAAGCGGTAGGTTGCCGCCAGCTTATTACGCAAGAAAAGATACATCAATGTTGGGTAGTAGAGGCACTAGTGCTGATGGAATTATCGATGATATGCAACAAGATGGTTACTATCCCCCTGCTGGTGTAGAAGGTGATCGTGGAACTACAAGAGGTTCAGCAGATACTTTTTTTGAAGATATTAATATAAACAGACCACACCCAGAAGATTTACAAAGAAGACAAGAATGGCAAATCGGAGAGCAAGGCAAGATAGAGAGAATCAAAGAACTTGAAAGTTATGGTTATAACCCATACTTGATGACTGATGCTGATGTAGATAAAGCATTTAAACAAATCAATAAAAACGAAGATGATTTGACATCTATTGCAAATAAGATTGAAGAAGAAAACATTGCAAAACAACAAACAGATGAAATCTACCAACAGACTATAGCCAATGAAAGGCTTAGATCGGTAAGAGATGAAAGTGTTCCAGAAGCACCACCACTCGAAGTTACTGAGTTAGATGAACTACCACCAAGTTTTATAGAAAAAGATTTTGGTATTAGTAAATATCCTAAAAGACAACCACCATCTGAACCAGCAGATACATTGCCTACAGGAGAAGCACCTGATGATAAGTTTGCTGGCAATATTAACTTAGACAAAATTAATGAGCCAAAAGAAATTAAATCTATCATTAAAAAGATTGCTAAAGAAAATGACAGTTTTAAAGATGCAAGAAGAGGCGTTGTTAAGTTTGGTTCTAAAGGAGAAAACTTAGAAGCATTAGCAAGAACATTAAATGTTTCAGATGCAGAACTTCTGAAAAGAAAGGTTGGCCAAGCATTTAACTCCGAAGAAGTTTATGCGGCTAGATTGCTATTTGATGAAGCACTTAAAGATGCCTATGATTTATCAATCATTGCAAAAAGTGCAGATGCTTCACAAGTAGATTTAGTTAGGTTTGAAAATGCAATGGCCAGAGTTGCATCAATACAAGAACAAATAGCGGGTATTACTGCGGAAGCTGGTAGAGCATTAAGATCATTTAGAGAGGCTGTTGGCCCAGCAACATCAAAGAATCCAAAAGTAAGAGATAAAATTATACAAGACTATATAAACTCAAAAGGCGGTACTGTAAGAATACAGGACATCGCAAAAAAAATGTCTATGCTTGAAGATGAAGCACAACTTGCTAAGTTTGCAAGAGATCAATACAAGCCAACTTTTAATGATTATGTCCAAGAGTATTGGATTAATTCTTTGCTATCTTCACCTTCAACACACATAGTAAACATACTTTCTAACACCTTGGTTGCTGGTTTAACTCCGCTTGAGTATTTTGGATCAGCATTAGTAGGAAAACTAAGAAAAGGTGATGACAAGATTACATTTGGAGAAGCAGCAGCAAGACTTCTTGGAAGTGTTTACGGTGCATTAGACGGTGTTAGAGCCGCTAAAAAAGCTGTCGTTGATGGAGAAGTTTTAGATCCAATGACAAAACTAGAACTGCAAAGACAAGAAGTAATCCCTGGTCCTATAGGATCAGTTATTAGAACTCCAGGAAAGCTCTTAGTGGCAGAAGATGCGTTTTTTAAATCTATTGGTTATAGACAAGAGCTTTGGGGTAGAGCATTTAGGCAAGCACAAAAAGAAGGTAAAGGTTTGAAGCGTGCGTATGAGTTAATGAAAAACCCTGATGAATGGGCACCAGATGTTCACTTAGATGCAATACAGGCTGGTAGGTATCAAACATTTACCGAGCCTTTGGGAGAAGGAAAGTTTGGTACGCTAGGAGCATCATTACAAAAATCAATAGCAAAGATACCAGCTTTAAGATATATATTTCCGTTTGTAAGAACACCAGTAAATATTGTTAGATATGCGTTTGAAAGATTCCCAGCTACAGCAGCTTTTACAACAAGATATAAAGAAGCCATAGCAAGGGGTGGCCGTGAAGCTGATTTAGCAAGAGCAAAATTAGCTATTGGATCTACAATTACTGCGGGTGTTGCCATGCACGCCTTCGCTGGAAATGTTACAGGCAGAGGACCATCTGATCCTAGAGAAAGAGCAGTTATGTTTGAAACAGGTTGGCAACCTTACTCTATAAGAGTTGGTGATAAATATTATTCATACAATAGATTTGAACCTATCGGCATTTTATTTGGTATTACGGCTGATATGGTTGATATCTATAAATATGCAGATCAAAAAAGATTAAATGATGAAGAGATCAGCTTGGGTGAGTTAGGTTCTATGTTGGCCGCCTCAGTTACAGAAAACATTACCAACAAAACATTTTTAACGGGTTTAAGTGATGCCATACAAATATTAAGTGATCCAGACAGATATGCTGAAGAAAATATAAGAAGATTTGTAGCAAGTTTTGTTCCTACGGTTGTGGCCTATGAAAGAAAGTCCGATGATCCAATTTTAAGAGATGCTCAATCGTTTGGAGATGCTGTAGCAAATCGATTCCCTGAAGTTTTCGGTAATTTAGATATTAGAACATCACAAGATTTATCACCAAAAAGAAATATTTTTGGAGATGTAAAAACATACAAAGAAACATTTGGTGGTAAGTATTCGCCTGTTAATGTTAGCCCAATAAAAAATGATGTTGTTTTTAATGAGTTTGTAAACTTAAATTACACCCCGCCATTCCCAAGAAGATTGATCGGTGGAATCCAATTAAACCCACAACAATATGAAGATTTGTTGTATCAACAAAAGGTATTAGGAACAAAACAATTATTACAAAACTTAATTCAATCACCTAGATATAAATTACTTCCCAAGCAAACAAAAATTGATACCATCAATGATATTATTTTAAAAAGACAAAAATCTGCTAGAGAAATAATACAGGCCAAGTACCCAGAAATCATACAAAAACAAGTAGAAGAAGTAGTAGAGGAAATAAAAGAGATTTAGAATTATGCCAAGGGCCACAGAAAGAGTTGGTCGATCAGGTGAATACCTCACAGCAGCACTCCTCTCTCTAGTTTCCGATACTGTCATGGTTGTACCTCATGGATCTGAGGCTGATTTAGTCTTTGAACATAATAATAAACTTTACAAAGTCCAAGTTAAAACTTCATCCAAGATTAATACAGGCAGAGTTAATTGGCGGTTTGATATGCGGAGAGGATCGCATAGTAAGGATAGAGAATATCAAAAACAAGCCGTAGATATCTTTGCTTTGGTTAGTCTTAAATATAGAAATGTAGTTTTTATAAGACCTATGGATCAGAACCAAATAACCATAGCCGATGAACACATGAAGAACAACGATTCTGTAAAGAACCTTAACGATATATTAGATAATATTTAATTATAAATTCTTAATATCAAATCTAATCTTTTGATCTTCATAATGTTTAGCGGAGTTTATCCCTAGAGATAAAAAATACTCCGCCAACACACGAGGATCTTTCTTGGTTGACTTAGCAAAGTCTTTCAAAGAATGAACAAGGTACTTGTTTAAATACAGAGCTTGCCCGTTCTTTCTTTCGTTTTCGATGCTATCATCAAAGTCAAAAAAGTTGCTCATAATTACTCCTATATGGAGATTTCCTTGGTGTACTTGCCTAACTTGTTACCGTTTTTATCACACCCATGAACCATCTCTAGTTCAAGTTCAATATAATGTTTAGCCTTTAACAAGTCTTGAACATTATTTTCCTTATCTCTGGTAATAAGTTTTATAACATTACCTAGACACCAACCAATATTGTTAGCCAATATATATTCAATCGGTTGTATTTTGGTTCTTCTATTGTAATGATCGCCACCTACTTGGTTTCTTGAGGCAAGCATATCAATCTCTTGATCCCACTCTGTACCCTTTTTGGCTTCATCCCATTCCCTTTTTGTAGCATTATCAATCGACATTAAATCTCCTATATTAAATTAATAAATTTATACCATTATTGGTATTCTTGATGTATTATAAGCATTAATTACGAAAAAAGGGAATTCAATGGAAATAAAAGACCAAAAAGATTTTGACATAACAAACACGATAGATGCGGAAGCACTCGCTAAAAGATGGGGTGTAACTAAGAAAACTATTGATAACAGAAGGCTCAAAGGTGAAAGGCCTAATCATTGGAAGATTACAGGCAAGATTTACTATGACCTTGATGATGTTATAAATTACGAAAAAGAGTCTTACATTTCCAGTAATGCCTAGTAAACACGCTTTATTATCACCATCAGCTTCGGACAAATGGACAAGATGTCCAGGTATGCCTAAGTTAGCTGCACAAGTACCTTATCAGGTATCTATACCAGCTGTTACAGGTACATTGGTTCACCAAATAAGTGAAATCATAATGAAGGATAGATTAGATGGTGACATAACCTTAGAGGATTATTGGCTTGGTAAAGTAGAGAGTGTTGAAGATTTTGAGATTGAGATAGATCAAGAAATGATTGATTGTGCTAGAACCTATACAGAGTATGTGCAAGAAAAGACAAAAGAACTTGACGGCAAACTATTAATTGAAGAACAAGTATCAATAGATGAAATAACAGATGGTTGTTGGGGAACAGCAGATGCGATTATCTTGGCTAAAGATAAAATATGTGTCATTGATTTAAAGTCTGGTAAATGGCCTGTCAAACCTGAAAACAATTATCAGCTAATGATTTATGGACTTGGTGCGTTGTCCAGATACGGAGATACAGACACCAAGATTGAACTAACAATAGTCCAACCACGAGGCGTTAAGAAGGAAAAGGCTGTCAAGACATGGGAAACCACAGCAGAAAACCTTGTGAATTGGGGATACGATTTCTTAAAACCACGGGCGGAAGCCTGTTTTGAGGAAAACCCTGAATATGTATTCGGGGATCATTGCAAATTCTGCAATGGGCGCAGTCTTTGTGAAACTTATAAATTAAATATGGGAGAAAAATAATGTCCGATAATAATGAAGAACTTACCTTTAGCTTTTCTGATGATGGTAAAGAATACAAGGTAGATGATTTGTCTGATGAACATAAACTTATTTATAACAAGGTTATGTTAGTCAATAGACAAAAGAATGAGATTGTTAGCAATGCAAACTTTGAGGTTGAAAAGCTAGACATTCTTGCAAAACATTACAGCGATTTACTTAAAGAAGCTGTAGAAGGTGATGATAAAAAGGTTGAGGTGGTCAAATGAGCCTAGCTGATATTAGAACTAAATCAAAACAGAAACCGCCAAGACTTGTTGTCTATGGTGGTGCTGGTATTGGTAAAACAACCTTTGGATCAACGATGCCTAAACCTATCTTTATACTTACAGAAGATGGTATGGGTACGATTGAAGCACCTCAGTTTCCTTTATGTAAATCTTTTGAAGATGCTATGGGCTATCTAAAAGATTTGGTAGAGGAAGATCACGATTACAAAACCGTTGTGGTCGATTCACTTGATTGGTTAGAACCATTGATATGGGATAAAGCCTGTCAAGATAATGGTTGGAGATCCATTGAGCAACCTGGTTATGGTAAAGGTTATGTAGAAGTATTGAAGTATTGGCGACAATATTTAGATTTGCTCAACACTCTTAGAGAGGACAAAGGCATGATTACTTTGCAGATAGGTCATAATCAAATCAAAAGGTTTGAATCACCTGAGATTGAGCCATACGATAGACACGAATTAAAACTGCACCGTAAAGCTGCGGATTTAGTTTTAGAGAACAGCGATTGTTGTTTCTTTGCTAACTATAAACTTGGTACTGTTAAAGTCCAAGGTAAAGGTGGCACGATGACAACAAAAGCCGTAGCTGGAGATGTTATAGCCTATTGTCGTGAGAAACCTGCGTTTCTTGCGAAGAATAGATATGCACTTCCAGATACTTTACCGTTTGATTGGAAAGAGATTCGATCAGCCATGATAGGCGGTAAAGATGAGTAGAGTTGATGATGTCACTAGAAGCAAAGGTGCTTTGACAACGATAGATGTATTATTATCTACACTTATAGACACTATAAACCCTGATAATAATGATCTACCGATAGATGGGCTTCATCATCTCATTAGTATTAACCAAGACTGCAAGGATCTCATTAACTACCTTAATGATTACCACAGTTATGATCCAGGATAGGAGAAAATATGGATTTAAGTAAATATAAATCGCAAGTTGACGAATCAAGCCTAGAAACTCTTGAGCCAGGTGTGTATGACTTAGAATACACACAGGATGAAGAAATAACAGGTAGAAACGGTTGGGTTGCTCTAAAGGTTTTATTTAGAGTAGTTGATAAACCTAACTTCTTGGTTGGTCATACTTTTACCGTTGACCATTCAACAAGCACTTCCGCTATTGAGATCGGTTTACAATCGCTTGATAAACTCGCAAAGGTTTGTGGGTTTCCAGACGGTTTACCTGATGACAGTAGCGATCTAGTGGGATCAAAAGTTAGAGCCAATGTCATTATTGATGACAAGGGTTATCCAGCTATTGATGACGGTAAAGGTAAAGGTTGGCTAGAACCTAAATCTAAGTCAGTAAAATCGGAAAAGAAATCTGAACCTGAAACTAAAGAATCAGGCGATGAAAACATCCCATTTTAATTTTTTAAGTGTAGATAGGCCTTCCCTATGTGGTTATTGTTTTAACCCCGTAGGAGGCCTACTTACAAAGTTTGAGGATAAATGGTACGGAGCTTGTTGCGTGGAACATCAAAAAGAAATAGTCAAAGGTAATAAATTAAAAAATATTGCTCAAGTTTCTGAGAAAGGTGTTGCGTATGCAAAAGCACAATCAAGGGATAGGTATATAGAAATATCTAAAGAAAATAAAAGCTGGGCGTTGCGTGATTGGACAGAGGAAGATCGCATGAATTTTTTTAATAAGATAATTCGTGAGTATCTTAATTATGCAAATGAGCAAGCAAGGAACGGGGTAGATGGATCTCAAGAAATATAAAGAACGATACGGATTAGTTAAAGACAATAATTATTTAGAAAAAAACAGAGGAAATGAACAAGACCTTATTGCAGAAATGCAAGCGATAGGTTTAAATGTCGGTTTCTTAAACACAACAGGGGACTTGGTTCGAGTTTCCGTTACAGCTACTTCAGGAGTTAGACCAGACAAAGGCAATGAAAAATCGGGTTGGTATGTTATTAATGTTGTCGATAATCACATATTCGCAAATTACGGAAATTGGAGAACGGGGGAGGAGTTTAAATGGAGTTCAGCTGCGGTCAACAAACTCACACCAGATCAAAGACAAGATTTACAAGCCAAGATAAAGCAAGCCCAAGAAAAGGCAAAGCAAGAAAAACTAACCAGATATGAGGAAGTTGCAAAGGATTGTGAGCAAAGGTTTCAATCTTATTCAGAGGTTATCAAGCATCCTTATCTGGAATCTAAACAGATCAAAAGTTATTCTCTAAAGCTACACAATAAAGCATTAGTTGTTCCTATTTATAACACACAGGGCGATCTCAGGTCGTTGCAATACATACAAGAGGACGGTCAAAAGCGTTTTGTTTCTGCTGGAGAAGTTAAAGGTAATCTATTTTTAATCGGCACAGACTTTAAATCATTAGAGAAGATTGATTCGTTGGTTGTGGTCGAAGGTATGGCGACAGGTGCAAGCGTTTATGAGGCGACAGGGTTGCCCGTTGCGTGCGTGTTCTCAGCTAACTTTGGTTATGATGCAGTCAAAAAGTTAAGAGATAAAACCGATGCAAGAATTTATTTAGCGTTTGATAACGATAAAACTAATCTAGGTAGAAAAAAGGCAGAGGATATTTGTTCCAGATTCTTTAACTGTTTTATCAGGATTCCGTCCATTGAAGGCGATTTTAATGATCTAGCACAAGAGCAAGGTTTAGATGCAGTCAAGTTAGAGATAAGTAATCTTGGTATTGGTATCAGAAACTTCTCTATCAGACAGTTTGTAGGTGATCCACCGCCAAAGTCTTGGTTGGTTGAAGGTTTGTTAGAACGATCCAAGCCAAGCATACTTGCAAGCATAGGTGGTATTGGTAAGAGTATGTTGGCGTTAGATTTAGCAATGAAGGTTAGTCAAGGTCATGGCACTTGGTTGGATAAGCCAATTAAGAGTCCAGGGAACACATTAGTTTTATGTGCAGAGGACGATAGAAACGAAGTATTTAGAAGGATTAAGGCTCTTGATCCTGATGAAAAGCGTTATGAAACTGAATACGACACTTATGTTTATACCGTTCCAGATGCAGAAAAGCCTTTGATCTTACTCAAAGATGACAACAGAGGTTTAGATTTAACACCTGAAGCACATGAATTGATTGATGAAATCTCTACTATTAAGGATTTATCTTTGGTTGTAATTGATCCTGTGCAATCATTCGTGGCCGCACCGATTACGACAAGCCAAGAAGCTGCTCAGTTGTATTGTCAGTTTTGTTCAAGCATTGCATCTAAATTTAATGCAAGCGTTTTATCTTTACATCACATGGCCAAAACTGCCCTGAATATGCAAGAAGATATTATGAATTTAAGAGCAAGTATTCGTGGATCAAGTTCCTTGGTTGACGGTATGCGTTTAGCGATAGCCATAGGTTTAGCAGATGAAAACACCGTAGAGAATATCTGTGCGGAAGAAGGTTTAGATTTTGATAGGACCAGGGTTGTCAATGCGGGAGTGGTTAAGTCTAACTCTAGCGAAGTCGATATGTCGCCAATGACATTGATTAGGAGAAATGCCGTGTTAGAGGTATTTCATAACAAAGATATAGAATGGGATTACTAGGGAGATACTATGGTTAATTATCCATGTGGCTGGTTTGATCCAGAGCAACTACCAAAATGATGAAACATAAACAAATATTAAAGTTAGTGGTCTATACCGATAAAGACATTATGAGTGAAAACTTTGATGAACAACTTAGAGTTATCCAAAAGGCCATGAAGGAAAATAAATTTCATATTGAAATGATTAACCCACCGAAGGAGAAAAAATAACCATGTTAAAGATATACGCAGATAAACAAGAACGACAGCTCTTAGTCGATGCGTTGGCAGAGTTTGGTAAACCATTGGTTAACAAACAAAAGCCAACCCGAGATGACCAAAGGAAGATTAATTCCATTGAAAAGCTGATCCAACAAATCCATTGGGGAAGGGAGTTTGAAGATGAGTAAAGGCTCAAAACCCCGCCCGTTTGATAAGTCTAAGTTTGATAATAACTTCGATAAAATATTTGGTAAAAGAAAAGGTAATGTAGTCGGAAAAATATCCTCTACACAAAAGAAAACATCAAATCTACCCCCTAAAAAATAGATGATGTTTTCAATTTCTGGCTACATTACCGCCTTGAGATGTACCGTAGATGTCCCTATGAACTACCGTAAATGTCCTGTTTAACTACCGTAGATGTCCTATATATCCATTACATATACAAATAAGGGTGAAGGGCTTGCGCCCTTACCCTTAAATTAAAGATGATAGAAGAGTATTGGTGGATCGAAAATGGAATCCCAAAGCATGAAAGCAAGAGCGGATGCGTGCGAGCATCCGTGCGTGCTAAGTTTAAAAGTTTTAGCAAAATGCGTGCGTGCGTGTGGAAGTGGTTTCGATCCCGTGCGGGAGATCGCACGCTCTCGCCTGCGTGCAAGCTAACGCTCTGGGCAATCTGTGAAAGGTTTAGAGTTGAAACCTTTAGCTCGCATGATGCGTATAGTTATTATGCAAAGATGACAGGGTTGTCTAGTAAGACGGTTGGGCGATGCGTAAGCGAACTCGTGCGTGCTGAAATTTTATGGATTGCAGTCGAAGGGGAGAAAAGGATTCTTAAAACTGCAAAGCCTGGGGTTCGGAAACATTTATTGTTTGTGGGGTTGGGTAAGTTGTTGGTTGAAGAACTTTCCCGTGCGAATGATACTTAAAGTTATAACTCTCGGCTTGTTTTAGAATGTCCTGATCGATTGGGTATTCATCGTACGAACATGAGAAGTTATGTTTAGGTATGTTGTCCATACCTTTTAATTTATCTTAAAATCCCGTGCCGTTGTTGTTGTCGTCAAAAATAATAAGAATAATTAGCATGGCACTTGCGATAACTAATAAAATACTATCTATCATTTATAGTCCTTGGGGAAAGTAAGTTTATTTGAAAAGGTAGTTTTACCTATGACTTTGCTTTTATTTTTTCTTGCATAAAGAATTTTGTGTAATATTTCATTATCAAATCCAATTCTTAATACTGATGCAGACGGTTGTCTAAACCAATCCTTAGAACTAGTTGGTTTGTACGGTGCAAAGTTTTTATCTTTCTTCATATCTTTTCTCCGATTATTTTTTTGATTCTGTCTTCAAATAAACTTATGTGGCGTAGCACCTCTTCTTGTTGGCGGTGTGTTAAGTCGTCAAAGTTCGGTATGTGCTTGCTTGGGTGGTCGAAAAGCTGTTCCAGGTATCGCACTAAATGTTTGCGTGCGAACTGTTTGAAGGTAATTTTAGCGTTCCCGTGGGTAATCATCTTCCGTTCTTGGGTTTCC